GAGCTGGCATGGAGACGTTAGTAAAAGGCATCCGTCAGGACGAGATAGCAGGAATCGTGAAGCCTGCAGGGTTTGAATTTGAGCTGGTGAACAGCGCCGGGTCAAAGCAGTTTGATACGAATGCAATTATAGGAAGATATGACAGAGCCATGGCGATGACAGTCCTTGCTGATTTTATTTTCTTAGGGCATGAGCAGACAGGCAGCTTTGCGCTGAGTTCTGACAAGACGGAGCTGTTCTCGCTGGCCATTGGAGCGTATCTTGACATCATCTGCGAGACGTTCAACAAGCAGGCGATACCGAAGCTGATAGACCTGAATGGAGCGCATTTCAGTGGCATCACGGATTACCCCGAGATGATTCACGGAGATGTTGAGGACGTGGATATTCAGAAGTTAGGCGAGTTCATTAAGAACATGACAGGCATAGGCTTGTTGGTTCCTGATGACGCTTTAGAGGATTTTGTGCGAGAGGTAGGTCATCTTCCCGAAAGGACAATCGATACAAGAGAAGAGAGTCAGCCGAGAATGGATTTAAAGAACAAGCCGGAGGAGATTGACGAAGAAGATGATACGCCACCGAAAGAGCCGACAGAGGAAGAAATGGAAGCTGCTAAGAAGAGGCTTGGGAGGTTGGTATGATTCGCATGAAACCTGCGGTCAGAGTACGCAAGGTGAAGCATAACGAAGATGCACAGTTGGTGTTGCAGAGGATCAGTGATTATATCGATTCAAAGGATAGAGGCGTCTCAGAGGTCTTAAGGTATTTTTGGAAGGACCAGCAGGACGCCGTTTCTTATGCAGAGCTACGGACGCTTGTGCTGAACGGCTATGTGTCATCAGACCAGGTAAGGCTTTGGCAGCAGGACTACGTGAATTTGGTAAACACGCAGCTGAATGATGTGTGGGGCGATTCCCTGACAGCAGGGTCGTTGTCACAGCCGATTATCGAGAACATGGGCTTTAAGATCGTACCGATGAAAGCAGAGACTTCGGTTTGGCTGAAAGAGCATGGTGCTGAGTTTGTGACGAATGTCACGGAACAGCAGAAAGAGGCGATTTCACAGCTCCTGCAGTTCGAGATGATGCAGAATCATTCAGTGGATGAAATGGCAAGGATGATAAGGCCGTGTATCGGTCTTACGAAAGGTCAGACAGCTTCGGCTATGAAAGTGTACGACAACGTACGAGAGACCTTGAGAAAAGACCATCCGAGGATGAAAGCTGAGAGCATAGAGCGAAAGGCTTTGAATGCGGCACAGCGGTATGCAGAGAAAGCTCACAGGCAGAGAGCAGACACGATTGCGATTACGGAGATTGCGAAAGCGTACAATCACGGAGCGCATGAAGCCATCAGACAGCTGCAAAGAGCAGGTCTTGTTGGTGTGATGAAGAAAGTGTGGTGCACTGCAAGCGACCAGCGAGTATGTCCACATTGTGAGTCACTGGATGGAAAGACAGTCGGATTTGATGAGGGCTTTGACTGGGGAAAGTACCTGTTCCAGGATGATGAAGTATTACCACCTGCGCATCCGTTGTGTAGGTGTGCTGTCATGTATGTAGAGGCTGACAAGTCGGACATGATCGGAGGACTGCCGGAGTATTTAGAGGAGTTCGAAGTGAATGAGGATGATGTCAGAGATGCAAGGGCAACCTTCCACGAGATATGGGATGAGATGCCAAACGTGATGAAAGTAGCATTGAATGATACGACTGTTAGGTACGCAAACGACCCGTCATCGCATTATGACATCGTGAATGATATAATTACGTTGACGCCGGGTAGTACGAAAGAGGCAGTATATCACGAGATCGGTCATGTGTTTGCTGAAAAGGTGGTAGACAAGGCAGCAGCTGAGGCGTTGTTAAAGGATATCATCAGTGAGATTCCGATAACTGAGTTGCTTAGTGGACCAGAAAGGTTCATAAACGACAAGAATGAAGAGGTATGGGTTGACCTGATAAAGAGCCCGAGATTTGTTTCAGAGTATCAGGGCAGGTTCTACGGAAAAGAGGACGGATACCTGGACGAAAACGGGAGATTCAGAACAGATCGTATGCTCGAGTTCCTGTCAGAGCCGTTCAGAGAGTTCTACACGAACAATGCGAGGTTGTACACGGAGTTCTATGAGTTCTACGAGCTTATAGCAAGAGGGTTAGGCTTATGACGAAGAGAGAAGAGTTTTTGGCGATAACGAGCTATGATGAATATGAGAAGCGAAAAGGTGAGTTTGAAGAAGTAACGCCTGACGTAGACGTTCTGATGCACTGCCATGAGCTTTGGATGCAGAAATACGGAGAGACATTGAAGAACGGAAGAGAGCTACCGCCTGACGAAGAGCTTTTCGAGTACAAGAAAGCCAGTAAGACATGATAGTGTTAGCATGGGGTAGAAAAACGACTACGGTTGCCGTATAGCGACTTTAGGAAGTTAAAGATACTATTTTACCCATGTGAGAATAAAAGGGGCTAAAAAAGCCCGTAAACGAATCGAGTATTGCGTTTTTCAGACCGGGTAACCTACTCTACATTGCTTAGAGTGGGTTATTTTAGCGTACAGAGGAGGTAATTATGGATGGCAATAAGAAAACAGTCCCCATAGCGAAGATCGATGAGGAAAAGCAGTACGTTTTCGGTTGGGCGAACATTGCAATAAGAGCAAATAGCGAACAGATCGAAGATTACCAGGGCGACATCATCGACCCTGACGTATTGGAAGAAGCAGCCTACCAGTTCGTAGAGTTCTACCGGGCAGGTGGAGAGATGCATAACGGACAGGGAGCTGTTGCAGTCATGATCGAGTCAGTAATGCTTACGAAAGAGAAGCAGGCTGATATGGGAATCCCGGAAGGATATGTACCGGAAGGATGGTGGATAGGTTTCCATGTCCTTGATAGTGCAGTCTGGGAAAAGGTAAAGAGTGGTGAGTATTCGATGTTCAGCATCGAGGGCGAAGCCATCAAGGAAGAAGTATAAGAGATAATCGAGAGGGCATCCGTGAGGGTGCTCTTTTGCATTATAAGAAACCAAAACGAAAGGAGGAGGCAGAAAGTGTCAACAAAGCTAAAGAACCTGAAAGTCACAAGCGTAGACCTTGTGGACCAGGGAGCAAATCAGGACGCCTATGTGAGACTGTTCAAGCGTAAGGACGAAGATCCGAAGCCTGAGAAGTCGGAGGGTGTCTTGAAGAAATTTGCAAGCGCAATCGCCAAAGCCCTCAGCCTTGATGATGAAGAGTTAGAGGCCAGGCTTGATGGGATTGAGAAAGCAAACACGTTCAATCAGGAAATGCTCGAAAGACAGATGGAGCAGATTTCAGACGAGATTTGGAATATGCTCTATGCGTTACGCAGCAGCCTCTGTTCTATCCTGTGGGATGAATCAGTGGTGAACAAAGAACAGCTGATGAACGAGAGTGTGGATCAGTTCAAGGCAGCCATGGCTGATAGCATAAAGAACTGGTCGAATGGAAAGTCTGCAGTAGCCAAAGGCGAGCAGACAAACGAGCCCGAGGAGGAAGTCTTAAAGAGTGCTTTAGAGTTCCTGGAAAAGAAGCTCGGTAACAAAGAGGCAACCGGCAATGGTGCCGTTGCAGATATAAACCCGAAAGGAGAAGAGGTAGATATGAAATTCGAAAAGAGCAAAATGTCACCCGAAGAGCGTGCAATGCTCGAAGAACTCGAGAAGAAGTACGGCATGCCGGATGACGGAAACGCAGAGCAGACATCTGCAGAGGTAACAGCAGAGACACCTGCAACAGAACCAGCACCTGAGCAGGCAGCACCTGAGGCTGAACAGACTGAGACACAGGGCGATGACGTGTACAAGGGGCTTAACCCTATCGTACAGGCTGAGCTTGCAGAGCTTAAGAAGTTCAAGGAAGCCGCAGAGGAGAAAGAACTTAGAGAGGTTGCCAAGAGATACGAGGTAATCGGAAAGAAAGCCGAGGAGCTTGTGCCTAAATTCAAGAGCCTTAAGAAAGCAGGCGGTACTGCTTACGACGATATGATCGCGGTTCTCGATGCAGCAGTCGAGACAGTGAACAAGTCCGGTATCTTCTCAGAAATTGGAAAGAGCGGACACCAGGACAATAGCGAAGCTAAGACAAAGATCGAGGGCATCGCTAAAGGAATGATGGAGAAAGACAACAGCCTGTCTTATGACATGGCAATAGCTAAGGCTTGGGAAGAGCACCCTGAGATCATGGCAGAATACGACGAAGAGTTCGGAATCTAAGAGAGGAGGAGTGTAAATCATGTCAAATTTCAACGGAACACAGATTAACCAGACCGCAACAATCGTTGAGAAGGCTGGTGCAGCAATAACTGACGTAAGAAACAGGCTTTTCGTTTATGATGCAAACGGCGATGTGGTCCTTGCATCTGACGGAACAAAGCCCATCGTAGGCGTAGCCCTCATTGAGGCAGGCGCAAACGATATTACTGGCGTAGAGTCAGGAAAGGTAGCGAAGGGCGATGACGTTGACCTTCAGATTAAGGACATCGGATACGCAATCGCTGGCGAAGCTCTTGCAAAGGGCGATGTAGTAACAGCAGGAGCAGACGGAGTTGCTAAGAAGGCTACAACCGGAAACTATGCTTTCGGTATCGTGCTTGGAGCAGCTGCAAAGGACGCACTCGTAAGAGTACAGATTTGCAAGTTCAAGAACTAATAGAGAAGGAGGATGAAGAGTAATGGCTAATAAAATAACACCTGCAAGCATCGAGGCTAGAATTGCCAAGGGTGCATTCAGACCGCATACAGCGCTGTCAAACATGGCGCTTGCATATTTTCAGTCAGACAGCAAGGCATTTGCGAAGTCAATCTTCCCTATTTGCCCCGTTTCGCTGTCATCTGACGCTTACTATGTTTTCGACAAGGAGGCGCTTCTCAGAGATAACTGGCGCAGAAAGCCTGCTTACGGCAAGGTTGACACAGCAGTAGTATCTGAGCACATGGAGACCTATGCTTGCCAGGTAGATCAGATGATAATGGGTATCGACAGGATCCGTCAGACAGACCTTACAAGGCGTCAGGGGCCTGCTACAAAGGACCCACGTACACAGAGAACAAAGACTCTTGCAGGACAGGCAAACATCCATCAGGATTTGCTTTTTGCAAATAAGTTTTTCAAGACTGGTGTATGGAGCAATGAGTGGGAAGGTGTAGCTGCTTCTCCAAGCGGAAAGCAGTTCATCAAGTTCTCCAGCGGAAACTCAGACCCCATCAAGTTCATTGATGACAGAAAGACAGACATCGAGCAGTCAACAGGCAGACTGCCTAACAGACTGGCACTCGGTGTTAATGTTTTCAACGCTCTTAAGAACCACGATGCAATCCTTGAGAGAGTTAAGTACGGTGGAACTTCTGCGAACCCTGCAACTATCACAGAGGCTGCTCTTGCAGAGCTCTTTGGTGTTGAAAAGGTTACTGTACAGAGAAGCATCTATAACGATGCAGAGCTCGGTGCAGCTGCAAACATGAAGTACATCGGCGACCCTAACGGATTCCTGCTTGCATACGCAACAGAGAGCCCATCAATCGATGAGCCAAGTGCTGGCTACATCTTCACATGGGATATGCTTGGCGATGGAAACATCATGCCTGTGCTTAACTATGAGGGTGAGGAAGGAACACACAGCGAGTTTATCGAGGGTCTTATGGCAACAGATCAGAGGAAGACCGGAGACGACCTCGCAGCTTGGTTCCACGATGCAGTATAAGGAGGACGAGATATGCTGATTGCTAAGAAACCATGCTTTTTTGACAAGCCGTACCTTATTGGAGAGATAATCCCTGATTCGGTAGTGGACGACCCTAAAAGGCAGGAAAGATTAGGAGTCATCGCAATCGCCAACTCAGATGGTAGCGGAGCATCGGGAGCAGTGCCCGGTGCTCTTTACACGCAGGAACAGCTGGATAAGATAGTAGCCGACAGAATAGCTGAATTTGAAGCGCAGGGCTCCGTAGGCGAGTTTTCAGAAGACAGCCTTACGGAAATACCTTTGCAGACAGAAAACGGCGTATTGGAGGCGAAAATGAGCATTTCATCTGTGGTAGCGGCAATCACTATCATGCAGAAGACCGCTGACGAAGCAGCCGAAGAGATCAAGGCTGTGGAAGATGACGATGTCTTGAAGATTCTGAATGCGGCAGATAGCAGAAAGAGCGTTAAGAGCGCAGCTATGAAGAGGCATGAGGAAATCCAGCAGAACGAGACAGGCGGTGATGCCGATGACGAGGAGCTATAATTACGACCCTGTTAAAATCCAGGAACCGGGAAAGGATCGTATGAGATTCGAGTTAGGCGACACCATGGTAGAGGGTGGTTCTGATACCTGTGCTTTGTGTGATGAAGAGTACGAAGCAATCATTCCGATGTACACGAGATGGAAAAAGGCGAAGCTGAAATGCTTGGAGAGTATCTGCAGGCGCTTCGCCTATGAGCCTGATACGGACACCGGACCGCTTTCGTTGAAGCTGAACGCAAGAGCAAAGCTGTGGCGAGACGACTACGAGAAGCTGAAAAAGGAACTCGACCTCGAAGCGAATACGGGCATACCGGAATATGGACTGGACGAGAATGGTAGAAAGAAGCCGCCGTATTTTTATGCAGGTATGCATGAGAATAAACAGGCTGAATGGTGGCAGTTATGATTATGCAGAGCGCAAGATTTATGTATCTAAGGCCAGGGAATCTGTTTAAGGATTTCGTGGTCTGCAAGCATATTGAGAAGCTGAACAAGGCGGGCAGACCAGTCGCCACTTTTGAAAAGACCCAGACAGTCATCAGAGGGTGCTTTACCGAGTGTGATTCTCACGAAGTGCAGCAGTGGAGACAGTTAAACCACGAGATAACTCACAAGCTAGTGCAGGCAGGTGAAAAACAGGCTGTGCAGGGCGATTATTTAGTGAGAGAGGACAAGGTTTATTTGATCGAAGAGATAGCGCCCCTAAGTGAGCTGGGAGTATCGACAATCTATTACCTAAGCGAAAGGAATGATGCGAAATGAGTGGAACATACAGCTCAGGGTGTATTGAAAGGACGATAGAGAAATGTGTCGCCAAGATAGGTACGAGCGTCATGTCTAAGGCACACAGGGTTTCGAACGAGTTGAGAAATTCTGAGTTGCAGGTGATGTCAGGTCAGAGGTCAGGTCGTGTGTATAGGATGCCTCACTCCAAGGCAACGTATCAAGCGTCAGCACCGGGAGAAGCACCAGCCGTAAGGACAGGTACTTTGAGACGG